GTTTTGTACTAACCTCCAATTATATATCCCATTTTTGTGAGAGTCACCAAACCCTGTAGGGAATGTAACTTCTAGCGTAGTATATCTTGCATTAGACTTAATAATTTTATTTACACCTAACGTAAGAGGTTGATGTGAATATTGTGAAGTAAGTATAAACTTAGTAGTCGAAGGTGATACACCTGACATACTAGCTATGTTTACTGTAAATTCTTGTGTTAATGCTGTTTCTGGTACTAATATTGTCATAAACTATGTTATATTTAGTCGTATACATATAAATATAAAAGATACTCAAATTGACATGGTAACAAAAAAGATAAAGTTTGGCGATTATACTAACAGCAAATGGCATACTGTAAATGGTATAGACTCTGTAAAAGAAGTAATAGAACAGATTAAGTATTTAGATTGGGATGAATTTAATTTATATGCAGTAGGTAGTATACTAAGTGATGTAGATACTGATGATTTAGATTTAATTATTACAGGTCCTATTATACCTGGT